TAGTGGTGGTGGACCAGGACATGTAGCTGTTGTAGAATCAAAATCAGGTGATACAGGTTATTTATCAAGTTTTAATGGAGGTAGATGGGCAGGAGGTGCCTACAATGAATTGTCTTTAGGTACAATAGCCTGAAGTGTCGGTTCAAATTTTAATGGTTGATCAAATGCTGTATTTAGTGGTTATTTAATTAATCACATTGATGTAGTAGATGGTAGTGGAGGTGGAGAAAATCCAGATGAACCACCAGATCCAAAACCTGGTGGGCATTATGTTTGAGTTGAAGAAACTATAACAATTGTTACTACAGGTGGATATGATTATACAGGCAACATATATGAATGTGGTACTGGTACTTTTGGTGATCAATCTGGAACTCAAGATACTCCTCAAGCACCACACAAAATATCAAGTTCAACAAGTAGAATTAATCAAAGATGAGAACCATTTATAATGTATACAGATGAACGTACATTAACTTATACGCCAGATGGTAAACCTGTATGATCAAATTGGGAAACAAAATATACAGGTCAAGATAATTTTCCTCTTGGAAGTCAACCTACGTATGGCAATGGTTGAGAGATGGAATGACGAGGAGATGATGATTAATGAAATCGATACAATTTCCTGAAATGTTTACTCGTACAGTCACTAATACAGTAAGTGATTACGATGCAACATTACAAAATTTAAAAATGTTATTATGATCAGAAAAAGGTGAACTATTTGGTGATCCTTATTTTGGTACAGGTATTAAAAAATATTTATATGATCAGAATGATGTTGTTTTAATAGATATTTTAATTGATGATATTTATACAGCTATTACATTATTTATGCCACAAATAAGAGTTGATAGAAAAGATATTCAGTTATTTAGAAGTAATAAAGGACAGGTTACTGCTAAAATTAAAGCATTGAATAAAGCTGATTTCAGTACTGATATGTATAACATTGTTTTGTTAGAAGCTGAAGCGTAGTATAATATATAAGAGGTAAAATTTTATGAGTGTTAATAAAGAGATAAGCTCGTTAAGTTATACAAGTAAGGATTTTGGATCAATATATCCTGAAATGCTTGACCTTGCTAAAGAACTTACAAATAAATGGGATCCTTCACAATCAAATGAATCTGATCCAGGTGTAGTCCTTATCAAGGAAGGAGCATTTGTAGCTGATCATAATAATTATAATATTGATAAGAATGTTCTTGAAAACTTCTTACCATCGGCTACTCAAGATAGATCAGTAAGAAATATTACTGAGATGAATGGATATACTCCTCAATACTATATTTCAGCGAATGGAGAAGTAACATTTGTTTATAATAAACCTGAAGGAGATGAGAATGATGATTTATTCTCAATACCTGCCTTCACTTTTGTTATTTCAGATGCAGATGAAACTGTATCATATACACAAATTGAAGATTTAGCAATTTCTGGTTCAGGTATTCCTTCATCTTGTAGATTTATTGAAGGTACTTTACAAACATTATCTATTAATGATACATCTACAATTTCACTTGAAAATTTAGACGATAACAATAGATTATATTTACCTGAAACAATGGTTGCACAGAATGGTATTTATATTAAAAATATAAATACTGACGATTATGAAGGCTTCTGAAGTCGTAATAATTATTTATTAACTCAACCTTTAGGATCAAGAGTTTATAAGATTGATTATGATTCAACTAGATTATTACCTTATATTGAATTTCCTACTGATATTGCAAATTTAATTGGAGATGGTTTACAAATTCAGTATATTGCAACATCTGGTATTCAAGGTAATGTAAGTGCAAATGCATTAACCAAAATATTAAGTCCTTCAACATTTACTGATATAGGTGATGGAGTAGAGAGATCATCTGAGAATTTTACAGTATATAATGCTGGGTCAATTGTTAATGGTAAAGATCCTGAGACAATTAATGAAATGTATCAATCATTCAGAAGAGTAGTTGGTACATTTGATACATTAGTTACTTGTAAAGATTACGAAAATAAAATTTATACATTAACTGATAATAATGATAACCCTCTCGTATCAAATGTATATGTAACTGATAGACGTACAGATTATAACAAGGCAGCTCAAGTAATATCTTGGGATATAGAAAATAACTTCAAGAGATTTAAAACAATAAGTACACAAAAATGTGCTTTGCACTTCATGGGTGGAGCAACTCTTGCTGAAATTACACAGATGAGTGAAGATGGCACTGGTAATCCAGGTGATATGTACTATTGTACAACAGATGATAATGGATTATATATAAATATGTCAACTATTCCTGGTATTGCCAATTATGTACGTCAGGAGTATGTTAATTTAAATGATTTCTCCATACTAACTCAAGCAATGACTCCATATGATTTAGTTTTATATGGATTTAAAGCATTTGCAATGAGTGATTATAATTCTAATTATTATTGGATTGCATATAATAATTCATTTACTCCTATTTCAGAAGCTGTAAGAGATGAAATTAAATCAGATATTGAAGAAGTTAAGTGTATTTCTCATACATGGAATGATCCTTCAGGTACTGATGTTTATTGCTTTAAGAATTATGCTCCATTAAATATATTAATCACTCCTTACAATAAAGTAAGTGAAGTAGAAAAGAATGAAATATTGGATAATATCCGTAAAGAATTATCTGATAAGTTTAATCCTAGACGTTTAGAGTTTGGAGTTAAACTTGATGTAGAAGACCTTGAGGATGTAATTATAGCTTCTGATTCAAGAATTCGTAGAGTTGATATTTTACCTATTGAATACCACACAAAAGCAATGAATTCAAATGGAGTTGAATCCGATGTAACAGGTGATTTACTTTTAGATTTAGTTGCTAAAAATATCCTCGCTGGTAGAATTTGTTTATTTGATTTTAATGAAGAATTTGATTATGACTATGGTCAACTTGAAGGTTCAACATACAAGAATCAAGAAACAATTAAAACAGAATTATATATCCCTTTAACTACAAGTGAAGATGAAGATGCTACTCATGAACAAACTTCTGAAGTACAGAGGTCAGCTACCAGATTTAAATCAAATGGTAATAATTATAAATATTCATTTATAATTCAACCTGATGATAGTGAGTCAGGTACAAAAGCATATGCATTAACATCTGATGCAAGTTACACTTTAAGAGCTGGTAAAACTGATTCATTTATTATTTATGAATTAGATGGTAATAATACTAATAAAATTATTAAAACAACTACATTTACTAGTGGTATTGATACCAGTGTAACTATAACAAATAAACTTGATGATGCTACGTTATCAACAACAACAAGTAAAACTCTTTTGGCTGCTGGTGATATCATTGTAACTAAAGATATAAATGTTAAATCAATAGAGTCAGGTGTAATTAATATTGATTATACTTTAAATAAAAATGAAGCAATTCAAATTATTTATCCTAACTACTATTCAGATACAACTTATGCTACATACGTAAATTATAGATATGTTGGTTCAGAAACTGATTCAATAAAAGCAAATACTGATCATACCTTAAAGGCAAGTGAAAAGATTATTTTAATTTATTCACAAGAGGGTGTACAAAGTACTGAAATACTTTATCCTGGTGATGTAGTATTCTGTTCATTTGATTTAATTCCTACTGATTTATCAGCAACAGTTGGTACAAAAAAGGATTGAACTGATAAGATAAGCGGTGAATCACATGTTGGAGAGGCATTTAAGACTTTAGGTACAAATCAAACTATATCTAAACGTAAATTAATGACTACCAAATTAAATAGTACAGGTATTTGGTGTTATTGAATAGTTAACAGTGATGCTGAAGGTAATAATGTATTATTTAACGGTAATACAAAAACAAGAATTTTAAGAAGTAATGAGTATTTTATTTACACTAATTCATTATTAAATGAAATGATAATTCTTGGAGCAGGTACAAAATTGGAAAGAACTGATGAAGATAGTTCACAATGAACAATTCCTGCTAATACATTAACAATTGAATCAATATCTAATACAGGTGTTTCAACAGCAATACCTTGGCAAAAGAATATTAATTTTGCTGCAACTCCATTCTATATCACTGAGATGAATATAATTACTTTAGGTGAAACTGATAGTATTAAAATTATTGGTTGGTCATCTCAGTATATGCCAAGAATAATGGAAGGTCAAACTGTTGAAGAATTTGCTTTCAATAGATACGGATATGATTCAGATACACAAGAGTTAATTGATGATGGATTCTCCATGTGTGATGGATCAATTATCTATACAGTTAATGGTACATCAACTACATTACCTCCTTTAACCAATTTCTATGAAATTAAATCAAGGTTAGATTTAAATATTGGTCCTGGTATTGAACAGCAACTTGTTGTAACAAAAGATGATGGTGATAATTTAATAAGTGCTCAAAGAGTTATATTTAATATTAATGGTGTTGATATTCATGTAAGTGCTGAAAATAGAACCAATTGTTATATTCAGGCTTCAGCTAACTGCGTTAAAATAGGTAATATTGCAAACTTATCTCAATTAACTAACTTCTTTGTATATACAAAAGATGAGAATTCATATTCAAGAGGACTCAAGATTACGAATGATATGAGCTCATATACTAGTGAAGCGTGGATTAAATATCCTTTCTATTGTGAAGATATAAACAATAAACAGTATTTAATACCTATCCATATGACTGGATCTGAAGTACCAGTTAAAGTTAAATTTGAAGCAAAATCAACTTCTGGTACAAGTGATTATAATAGTCCAAGTATATACGATTATAATACTACATTTCCTTATACTACCGAAGGTGGTGAAGTAGTTGCAATTACTGAAATGGATTTAAGTGGAAATAATTCTTATTATATTTCACCATCAACAGAAAATGTTTCTGGTATTCCATCAACTGTTGAGTTATATTTATGTATTCAATGGGTTGGTAAGGCTACATCAGAAAATGAAACGTTGTATATTGATGATTTAGTTGTTATAGATGGAGTCAATCCAGATATAGATATTTTTGCTGATGGAGATGATACTTCATTAGATAAATTAAATGCAAGAATATCTGCTATCATTAAAGGTTCTGATCAACCATCTATCAAACCTTATTATCCATACACATTAGATAATTCAATTGCTATGGATACAGTTGATTTCAAAAATGCTTATTCAATGTGGGATAAGAATAACATAGCAAATAAGATGACTATTGCTCAAATAGATTTACAAAATTCTGTTATGGAAATTGTTAAGGATATGAGGAATGGGAGTTACTAATGATTGATATAGTAAAACAAACTCCATGAGAGTATAGTTCACAGTCAAGAGATTATCAAGTAATTGCTAGGCTTTATACAGCATTATTCAACTATGTAAAAACTTACATAGATAATATGTCAATTTGGGATACCAATATAGATAACAGATTGACAATGTTACGTGCTAAAACATTAAATTTTGAACCAGATCATTCATGAGACTTGGATGATCTGGAAGCAGTAACAACTTGTTTTAAATATTTAATGAGAAATAAGGGTACTGTTAAAGCACTTGAATATTGTGTAGATATTTTAATGAGAATTGAAAATATTGTAGGTGAATCATTGGACGAAGTTGTTACAATGTCAAATTATAATGTAACAATAAGAGTTCCTGAAGATTTATTTACATTAGGTATTATTGAAGATTTGGTAAAATATTTATTACCTTCAGGTCTTACTTATAACATTATTAAATACAAATCATACAATTTGCGTGATATTGTATATACAGATATTTACTATAATGAAGGCAAAGTCAATGAAGGTGGAGATGTTGTAATTGCATATGAAGATTATCCAAATAATGATAGAATGTTTGTAGGTACAAATAAGGCAACATCTCAAAAGATAAGTATTACTGGTAATGATGAACAAGGTAATATAGTTCCTAATCAGTTTATCGAAACTTATATTTATAATAGTGAACCAGATATTCCGGAGGATTAATTTATGGGTAAGAAGAAAGAAAAAGAAGTAAAAACAGAAATAAAAAATAATACTGTTACTCAAGGTAATGTAAAAATTACATTAATTAAAGGTGGTAAAAAAGCCGGACAAATTGTTACTCATAATACAGGTACTATTGATTTATGTGAATATATTGCTCAAGCATTAACTGGTGATTATGTAATTGCTAGAAGACCAGGTATAGTTGTTCCATTTACAAAGGGTACCGATGGTAAACCTATTCCTATTGGTAATGGTTCGCCTTATGTTAGTTCAAAACTTGGAGCATCCGCATCATATTGAGATTCAGAATCACATAAGGATGCTGATGGAAATGATGGTGGTTTCTGTACTGCTGAAATCACCTTCCTTATTCCAAGTGCTATAGTATCAGGTTCAACTATAAACGGTTTCCAATTATTAAGTAAAGATAATTCAAGGAAAGTTTATGCTACAGTTGAATTACCTGGTGAAGGTTTAACACCTCAAGGTGATACTAATATTAAGATTGAATGGACATTGTACGTAAGTTACAAATGAGAAATTGATCGTTCTTTGTAGGGAGATATATAAATGAGTAATTTTTTCAAAACATCTGATGTTGAAATGTTTCCTTCAGCATACAGAGCACAAGCAACAAAAGGTAAATATACAAGTGAAGAAAATTTTGTAAATATTATTAATTCAGTTGTTGATAAAGATTGTTATGTATTATCTACATCAAGTACTTTAGAAAATAATAAACCATTACAAATTGTTCTTCATGGATATTATTTTGAAATTAAAGGTTTTAGTTTATCAAATTTCCCTACATTATATGTAGCGATTAAAGTTGAACAAGGTGCTAATGCTATTGTAAATTTTGATACTACATCAACAACTGATACACAGATTGATGTTAATAATGATTTTACGGGTTTAGCACAAAGTACCTCACCATTTACTGTAACTGATACTGAGGATTATAAATATTACACTTTACAGGTATCTCAAGGCGGTTCATTAGTTAATCAGGTTAGATTATCAAGTAATTCAATTTACTTTAAAGGTGATCCAACTAAAAATTTATCAAGTTTATTAGATGGTAAACAGGATGATTTAACTGCTGGACAAGGTATCGATAGTGATGAATTAGCAAATAATAAAATAGCTCTTACTGATGAATTTAATAAAACATTGGAAAGCTTTACTGGTGGTAAAGGTAGCGCTACAAAGCCTGTTTATGTAAATCAACAAGGTGAAATAGTTGGATTAACGTCATCATCTGGTTTAGCACAGACAAGTGGATCATCTAATAATGTTGCTTATAAATATACACAAGCTGCATTAATCACTAATGGTAATTTAATGAGTGGTGATACAAATGGTGGTGTTGCTTTTTATGCCAGTGAAGGTGATCCTCAATCTAATGTAGGTAAAAATGGTGATTTTTGATTCAAATACACTAATTAGGAGCAGCTATGGCTACTATAAGTTTAAATCTATCCGGATCATTAGCAAGAATAAGTAATTCATTTACAGCTTCAGCTAAAACTGCCACAGGACATGGTAGTACAATTCAGGCTGAAGCTAGTTGTAGTGTTAGTTATAATAGTACATCAAAAACATATACTGTACAGACAGTTTACTTAAAAATAAAAGGTCAACCATCAGGTACATCAGCTGCTGTTCAGACAGCTTTTTCACAAAATACTTCAAATAACTGGGCTTCATTTAATTTTAAGCCAAGTAAAACAAGTGGTTCAATGACATTAAATTGAACATCATACTCTAATATAACATATTCAAGTAGTACTGTTAGTGTAAGTGATACATATACAAATAATTATAAAGATGCTACAGCAACATGTATATTTAGTTTTAAAGTAACAACTACTGAAGGAACTGAATATTATACTTTATATGTGTATCTTGATTTTAGATTATATGGTGCAAAACCAATTCAATATACAGTCGCATACTATCAAAATAATGATTTTGGTGGAGACTTAATATCATCATCAACTGTAAATGCTGGTACAACTGTTTATGTTAAGAGTGCATATAATAGATCATTATCATCAACTAATATTCCACGATATGTATATTTTAATACTTTAGGTGGAATTCCTGCTCAAGATACAAGAGATAAATCAACAACTCAATCAAGAAGATATGTATTTGATTCTTGAAGTGGTAGACAACCTAGTTCATCATTATTAGTTAATTCAAATGTTTCAATGACTGAGCAGTATCATATAGATTATGGAACAATCACCTATAAAACTGTTGGTTCATTACCAACTGTGTATAAAAAAGGTTATGTAAAAACTAATATGTGGTTTGATCAAAATAATGGAGCTGTAGACGCTTCAACTGAAGTATCTACAAATCTTACACTACATCCAGAATGAGAACCACAAAATTACAGAATAGCATTCAATCTTAATGGTGGTAAAATGCCTGAAGATATGGGTAAAATATCTGACTACACTGTAGATAAAACATATGGATCAAATAGTGTTAGAACGCCAAATTTTACTCCTTTAAGGTTAGGTTATAGATTTGTTGGTTGATCAGATCAAACAAAATCAATAACTCCAATTGGAGTTAATGTATATATACCTGATACATTCTATAATGCTGTTAATACTGAATATACTAATAATAATGTTACATTGTATGCTCAGTGAGAATATAATGTAAATACAGTTGAATGTAAATACTATTTAACTGATGATGGTACAATTCAAACAGATACTCATACATATAATATCGATACATCTACATTAGATTCACAAGGTGATAAAGCATTCCTTAAATATGCTCCATCAAAATTAAGAAGTGGAGATTATGTATTCCTTGGATGATTAGATACAATGCCAGACGGTTGAGATAATTCAAGTTTTGTTAATAATGGTTATCATGGAACATATACTGTACCACCTGAAAGGATTGTTGATTCACAAGGTCACGAAATAGAAATAGAATTACCTATTGATATTAAAATTAAAAATTATAAGACATTAAGTGATTGAGGTATTACTGAAAGATATTACGGTATATGAGCAAAAACAGGTAAATATATCAGAATTGGTGATAGCTGAAAAAAAGTAAATAAATGTTTTGTAAAGATCAATGGTGTTTGAAAGACAGTTGTTGAAATGTGAACAAAACAAAATGGAACATGGAAACATGAAATTTAAGAGGAGCAATCCTCTTTTTTTATTTTAGTTTAATTTTAATAATACATATAGTATAATATATTCAGACAGATAGGAGTGGTTTTATTATGAAAGATTTAACAGTGGTACGTTGTCCTGTATGCGGACAAAATTATTTACCATCAGAGATATTTATGCCTGATAGTTTCTTTGGTAAACAGCGTGATATTACAAGAAATGCTTCAGGTGAAATTGAATTTTATTTAGGAGATGATCCTAATTATGAAGAAGAATTTATTTGCGAATCATGTTTATCAAAATTAAAGATTCGTGCTAATCTTACATTTAATGTAGAAGTTGATAATGGTGAAAATTTTGATGAAGATTACAGTACACCAATAAATAAACCTAAGAAAATAAAACTTGATGAAACAGAGTTATTCTAGTGATTTATATAACTGAAATAAAATCATTTAAATGTCCAGGTGAAACATCTTTAAGAATAGATTTTGAATATAATCAGGATATTATAAATGTATTAAAACAATCAGATGGAGCTATCTGACATAAAACCCAAAAATTTTGGGAAGTACCAGCTAATCAGCTGGCTTTTTTGATTGATAATCTTACTTATATTGACAATATGAGACTAGGATTTATGGAAGATAGTCAGGAACAAAAATATGAATTGACACTCAAATATAAAACAACTCCATTTGATTATCAGTATGAAGATATAAAATGATTATTAAATAATCCAAATTGTCTTTTATTAAATCCTCCTGGATTAGGTAAAACACTTGAAACAATATATCTTGCTGAAGAGTTAAAATCGCAGGAAAATTATGAACATTGTTTAATCATCTGTGGTATTAATTCATTGAAGAATAACTGAAAGAAAGAAATACAAAGACATTCATCTGAACAATGTATCATTATAGGTGAGAAAATTAATTCCAAATGTAAAGTATCTTATACATCAATAAAAGATAGAGCAGAGCAATTATACAATAAAATAGATGAATACTTTGTAATATTAAATATAGAATCACTAAGGGATAATTTAATAGTTGATGCAATAAGGAACAGTAAAAATAATTTCGATCTGATATTATTTGATGAAGTACATAAAAGTAAGACACCATCATCTCAACAAGGTAAAAACCTTTTAAAGTTGACTCAAGTTGGTAAACGTCATGTTGGTATGACTGGTACTTTACTTATGAATTCACCTTTAGATGCTTTTGTCCCATTAAAGTTTATAGGTAAAGAAAATTCAACTTGGACAAATTTCAAAAACTATTATTGTATATTTGAACAGAAGTTTGGTCATAATCAAATAGTTGGGTATAAAAATATTAATGTTCTCAAAGATGAAATAGAATCTTGCTCATTACGTAGGGATAAATCTATTTTAAATCTACCTCCTAAAACTATCATACCTGAGTACATTGATATGGATACTACTCAACAAAAATTCTATGAGAATATAATGAATGGTATCCTTGATGAAGTAGATAAAGTCAAGATAAATGCTACAAATCTTTTAGGACTTATAACTAGATTAAGACAAGCTACTTCATCTCCTTCAGTATTAAGTACATCAAATATTGTACCAACAAAGTTGGAAAGAGCTATTGATTTAGTTGAAGAGATCATAAGTAATGGTGAAAAGGTGGTTATATTCTCATATTTTAAGGAACCTTTATATATACTTCAGGATAGATTAAAACAATATAAACCTTTATTAGGCACAGGAGATTTAGAGGATAAGGAAGTATCTGATAATATAGATAAGTTCCAATCTGATCCTGAATATAAAGTATTTTTAGGTACAGTTCAAAAAATGGGTACAGGTGTAACTCTTACAGCTGCAAGTTATGAGATACATATTGATACAGCATGGACTTATGCTGAATTTGAACAAACATGTGACCGTTGTTGGAGAGTAGGTACTCCAAAACCTGTAATAATCTATGACCTAATATGTACTGGTACAATAGATGAAAGAGTGTGGAACCTATTAAATAAGAAGAAAAACGTATCAGATTATATGATAGATGGTAAAGTAAATGACCTAGATGAACTTAAGGAATTACTTGGAATCTAACAGGATTAATCAGGCAATAAATTAATTGATATGTAAAGTATTTATTAATCAAAATAAAATCTATATCAGAATGAACAGGAAGACTTCAGAAATGAAGTCTTTTTTGATGTAAATTTAGTTTACATACAATACCTTATTTGATATAATGATAATGTAAATAGAGGTAAGTAAGATGGAAAAGTTCACTGGAGAAGTCAAATTCATTAACGAGTATAGTTTCTATTCAAACTATGGATATTACGGAAATACCGTTTATATCTATAAATTCCTTGATAAGTCAAGTAAGGTCTATGTATGGAAGACTACGAATCTTCTTTTCATTGATGTAGAGCAGGAAGATGGATCACTTAAACCAGTGTATCCTACAAAGGGTTCTACACTCAAGATTACAGCATCCATCAAGGGTGAAAATGACTATAAAGGTGAGCATCAAACACTTCTCACAAGAGTTAAACTTCAGGAAATTGTTCATAGAGAACCTACTTGGGAAGAAAAGCAGGAAGAGATTGCTAAAGATCAGATCGCTTCTCTTAAGGATGGAGATTTCATCTGGGAAATGCCTTATAAACAGTATAAAATGCACTACTCTGACTGTGAAACAGTTAAAGGTTCTTTCACAAGAAGTGACAGCAAGTATGGTAGTTCAACTATCTCCGTCATTATCCGTGAAGGCAGATTAAAGAATTCAGGTGTCAGAGGTGAACACTATAGTGGTTATAGATTCGTTAATGAAATCGGTCAGCATGCCACTTACAGAGCTGTATCAGTAGATAATGCTGAAAGAAGAGTAAATAAAGATTATCCTAATTATAAATGGACTCTTGATAAAGTGTACGAATATCGTACAGATCGTATTTGGTAAATTTAGTTTACATGAATATCATATTTTAGTATAATAAAGTCAGAAAAGAGGTAAGAAATATGAAGAGGTTTATCTACGAAATTTATTACAAAAACGGTATGTATCATGCAACTGAATACTGGAATGCCAAAAACTATAGAGAAGCAAAGAAAGAAATCATGGCTGCTTACTCAGATGATTACTACAAAAATGTAGAACCATGCACAATCACAATGATTGCAGAAATCAGATACGAGGACTACAGCTGTGAAGAATAGTGCAGTACCAACAGGAAATAAATTTTATGGCAAGTATTCAAATTTCGTAGAATACTCTTATAAAGGTCATAAATACGAAGTTGAATATCCAAATGACAATTCCTATTCAGTAAGTTCACCAAAAGTTCAGCATGAAGATGCTCAAAGAGCAATAGATAGATTAATTGCTAATGAAAATAAATCTGAAAAAGAATCAGCAGAAGTTGGATTAGATACATTTTTTAAATCAATTGGGTTGTAAAATTAGTTTACACCCAATTTTATTTTTATTATAATAGTATTACAAGGAGGTAAAGATATGTCATATAGAAATAATGCAAGATTCGTGAGTAAGGAAATCGAAAGCGATGGTAATTATGTAGAAATGTATGAATATCGTAATAATAATTATTGGATATATCCTGATTCTGAAACACCTGTAGATTTACAGCATCAATTTGAACAGCAGTTTATTGATTATTATATTGAGAAAAATGAAGAAGAACAACTTCAACAGTATCTTGAAGATAAATTCGAGGAGGATTTTTGCTAATGTCAAATGTATTAGTTATTCACCCTAATGATAGAAGTACAGATTTCCTTAAACTTATTTATGATGGGAAAGGATATGATGTAGTCAATTTTACTATAGAAGAATTAAAATCTCATCCTTATTGGTGTAAAGATTATGCTATGGAAATGATTAAAAAACATAATAAAATCATCCTTCTTGGACATGGCACTCCTGGAGGTCTTCTTAATCCTAGAGTTGGTGGATATATAGTAGATGATTCATTTGCTGATATTCTTAAGGAAAAGGAAGTTGTATCAATCTGGTGTTATAGTGATATGTTCTTTAAAGGAAATAATATCTTTAATAATCAATTCCATACAGGTATGATTATAAGTGAAGTTCTTGAACAGTTAATGGTACTCGGTAGGGTGTATCTTAATTATGAAGAGCAACTTAAAAATATGGAATTATTTGGTAGAGTTATAGGTGAATGTATTGAAAAGTCGCCTGAAGAAATGAAGGAACATATACTTAAGTATTACGTAGGTGAAGATCCTGTGACACAGTTTAATAGAAAGAGCATATTGGTATTTTAAATGTTAGAACAGATTTATAATGAGTATCGTAAAAAAGCAGAAGTAATTAATTGAAAAGATTATAACATTAATGAACTTTTCTTTGAATATATTAAGAATGAAAATGAACCTATTTCAGAAAACTTTTTTGCTGGTATAGTATGTAGAACATGGGGCTATGCAGGAAGAGTATATGTTCAATGTAATAGGCACGTTACATTCGAAGAATGTTATGATTGTTTAATAGATACATTAAGATATGTTTTGAATAAAAGGGTTTGGGAAAATCCTGAAAGCTCTTTGTATGGTGATCCAGCTGCACCCGATAAAGCATTTCATATAGCACTTAAGCGCCAAAGAGGTATAATGCTATCAAGACTTAATGCATATAGGAGACGTTCAAATTTCAATGTTCTCAGTCTTGATGGTGTACATGAAGAGTTTAATGATGCTACTGATGGTTTATTATTTGATATGGAATCAAGTGAAATAGATAATATTCGTATTTTTATTTCAGAATATTTTGAAAAAGGTGAAACATTATCTGGTTTACTTTTAGATGTTATTTGTTATAATAATTATTCAGGATATGATGAAAAGAAAGTTATAAAATCATTGAGGGATTTAGATGATAATTATTTTGAATATTATCATGAATATTACAATTTAGATGAAAATATTTTCAAAAAGACTGTAAGAACAATTCAAAAATTATCAACTAGGTCAATTAAAATGAAATTAAAATCACTATTATTTAAACTGAAAAAGGAGGGTTTATTTGGTGATTAAAAATGAAAATTATATTAATATTCAAGGATGGATGTTAAGTAAATTAGGATTAAAAGGTAATCAATTATTAATCTATGCGATTATTTATGGATTTTGTCAGGATGGAGAAAGTACATTTCATGGTAGTTTAAGTTATTTTGAACATTGGACAAATAGTACAAGACAAGGAGTAATTAAAGCACTAAAACAATTACAGGAAGATGAGTTAATAATTAAAATTGAAGGTAGACCTAATAATGCATATTATATTAATGTAAACAAAATTAACTTCAATAGTGAACAAAGTTTACCTGAAAATGACAATGAATGTAAACAAAGTTCACCTAATAATATAGATAATAGTATTAATAATAAAATAGATAATAAATATACCAAAGAAAAAGAGTTACAGGAAAAAGTTGATTTAATTATTAAGTATTTTAATGAAAGATGTGACACTAAATTTAGATCATCATCAAATGGTACAAAAAGAATTATTAAATCAAGACTTAATGAAGGAGCAAAACTTCAGGACTTTTATGATGTAATTGATTTTAAATGGAAAGAGTGGGGAGAACATCCTACAAGATTTTCAACAGGACAATTAAGTAATATCTATTTAAGACCATCAACTTTATTTGGACCTAAAATGGAAGAGTATTTACAGCAGGCTTGGTTAGTTCAAAGTTCTGAAGGATATGTACCTGAAGTAAAATCTGTAGATAAATTAGAAGAAAGGTCAGATTTATCATTCTAATGTTTACGAAAGAACAACTGTCTATATCAAAGAAAAATAGATTAAAAACAAGGAAATTATTAAATGTACCTAAGGGGTATGATTTACATCATAAGGATCCTAGTTTAAGACACAATAATATAGACAGATATATTCAATGGTTACCTGAAGATGTTGAAATACTATCTCATAAAGATCATTTTAATTTACACATGAGAAGTAGGTCTATTGATAAGTCAAGAAATTATATTGAAAATAGTAGATTTAAAAATAAGAAAAAAGTTGTTTGTGTCGATACAGGTATTGTATATAATAGTACAATTGAAGCTGAAGCTAGGACAGGCATATCATTTCAGAATATTTCAGCAGTGTGTAGGGGTATAAGACTAACAGCTGGTGGATATACTTGGAGATATTTTTAGTTTACAAATCATTTTAAATAGTTTATATTTAGAATGAAAGGAGAATTATGTCATTAAAAGAAGTTTATTTGAATAATTCGCTTATACCAAAGAGATATTTAAATGAGATTTCATTGATACCAGCAAAAGTGGATGAACAAGTATTTAAGGAATTAAATAATATTAAGTTAAATATTAGGGAGTTTGTTGATAAAGGTGATAATCTTTTAATTTGTTCAAATAATGTTGGCAATGGTAAAACTACATGAAGTATTAAATTTTTAAAGGAATATATTGATGAAGTTCAAAATATTAAGTTTAAAAATAATTGTCCAGCATTATTTATTAATGTAACAAATTTTTTAAATGAGAAGAAATTATCAATAAGTGATCCTGAATTACATAGTAAGGTTATTGATACTGAAAGAAAGATTTTATCATCGAAGTTGGTAGTATTTGATGATTTAGGTGTTAAGGATATCAGTCAATTTGATATGGGTAATTTATATTATTGGATTGATGAAAGAACAAACAATATGAAAAGTTGTATTTTTACATCAAATTTATTACCAAAACAGTTAAGAAATATTTTAGATGAAAGATTATATAGTCGTATTGTAAAGTATTCAACCATCAAAGAAATTAAGGATGGAGATAATAGAAATGTAGGTGAATATAGATGCTAACACAATTGCAAGTATTAAATATTATTTTATCAACTGGAAATTTAAGTATTATACTTGATAATGGATTAACAGCTGATTATTTTCCTAATTTTAGAAATGAATTTAATTTCATTTATTTACATTACAAAAATTATAATCAAGTACCCGATTTAGCAACATTCTTAAAATCATTTCCTGATTTTGAAGTATTACAAGTTAATGAGTCAATAGATTATTTATTGGATGAATTGTATAGAGAGAAGAATGAAAACTTTTTAGCAAGTACATTTAATAAAATTAGAGATTTGTTATTAAAAGGTGATACTGATAAAGCGATGGATTTATTATCAAGATCAGCTGATCAGGCACAGGAAAGTAAACATTTAAATGCAGTAGATATTTTAAGTGATACATCAAGATATGATGAGTATTTAGATAAATGTTCAAATTTAACAAATTATTATGTTACAACAGGATTTAAAGAATTGGATCAGATTCTTGGTGGTTGGGATAGAAAGAATGAATATGCAACAATTATTGCAAGAAGTGGTCAAGGTAAATCATGGTGTTTATTAAAATCAATTGTAGCTGCAGCAAGTAGAGGGTTGACAGTAGGATTATACTCAGGTGAAATTGAGTTAAATAAAGTCAGTTTTAGGATGGATACATTAATGTCACATATCTCAAATACAAAGATTATTAGAGGTAATGTTGATGTAGGTGTTCAATATAAAAATTATTTAGATAATTTAAAGAATAATCATAAAGGTAAAATTTATGTATTGACACCAGATATGATAAATGAGGATCCTACAGTTGATACATTAACAAGTTTTGTTGAGAAGTATAATTTGGATATTTTATATGTTGATCAGCAGACATTATTAACTGATAGAAATAGGGCTAGAACATCTTTTGAAAAAGCAGCAAATATTTCAAAAGATATTAAAATGTTACAAGTAAGAAAACATATTCCAATTATTACAGTAACACAACAGAATAGAACATCAGTTGAAGATAACGGATTTGCAGGAACTGAACACATTGGTCAATCAGATAGAATTGGTCAAGATAGTACAACAATTATTGGTGTATCACAAAAAGATGGAATTATGACATTACATATAGTTAAAGCAAGAGATGGTGGTACAGGTAAAACATTGAATTATTCAATAGATTTGGATACAGGAAAATTTGAATATATTCAAGAGGAGGGTGAACTTGAGGAAATTCCTACAACTGAAACTGAACAGACGAGGTCACCTATGAATTTTAATTATGAAATAGCAGGAGATGAATTACCATTCTAATGGAACAATTAATAATTAAAGATAGAGTAATTAGTAAGGACATTATTGATATACTTTATGATATAAAAAGTGTTTGTAATAATGGAAAATTATCTCAATTTAAAATTAGTGGCTCTGGTATAGCAGTAACTTGTCCAGTTCACAATGGTGGACAAGAAAAACATCCATCTTGTTATATTAATCTGCAAAATGAAGATATTCCATATGGATTTTATCACTGTTTTACTTGCGGATCAAAAGGACCATTTAGTAGATTTGTAGGTGAATGTTTCAATAAAAATGAAGAGTATGGTGAAAATTGGTTATTATCAAATTATGCAAGTGATTACATTAAACGAGATTTAATATTACCTAAAATAGAGAAGAAAAAGGAAGAAACATTTTTAGATGAGTCAGTTTTAGATAAATTTGAATCATATCATCCATATATGACTCAAAGAAAATTAACTGATGAAGTTATAAAGATGTTTAAAATAAAGTATGATCCAGATACACAATGCATAGTATTCCCAGTGCGTGATAGATATGGTAGATTAAAATATCTCACCAGGAGGAGTATTGTAGGTAAAAGATTTATTATTGATAGTTTAGCAAGTAAAGGTGATATATTTGGATTAAGTGAAGTATTAAAGAGAAATTGTAAATCAGTTATTGTATGTGAAAGTCAGATTAATTGTCTTACAGCTTGGTCATATGGTTATCCTGCAATAGCACTTTTAGGAGCAGGTACAACAAAAGAGCAGATGAATGAATTAAATAATACATCAGTGATAAATTGGATATTAGCATATGATCCTGATGATGCAGGAAGAAAAGGAACTGAAAGATTCTTAAATTTAGTAAGAAAAGGTGTATATATTGATAAGATTAATTTTCCTGAAGGTAAAGATTTAAATGATTTATCAAGAGAACAATTCGAAATTAGTTTACAAAATAGAGAAAGAATTATATAATAATTACATAGTAAAGGAGATGTTTTTAATATTTTTATAA